GCTGAGTGTTTGGCGCGGCGAGTCGGCCCACCAGAGCCGAAGGCAGAGCGGTACAGCCCGCCTCGATACTCGTGGGACGGATTCCGGTTCAACGGAATCAGTTGACACGCCGTCTACGGTGGAAGCAGTGCCGCACGGAGCGGCTTTCCCTAGTTGAAAGGACGGACGATATGCGAAGGATTTGCATGGTGATGGCTCTGGCATTCTGTGGCGTCGTGGCCCAGGCGGAAACGACCGTATGCGTCAACGGACGATGCGGCATTCGTCAGCCAAAAGTCATCGTGCAGAACGTGACGATTGATGCCCAATCGCATGCTGACCATCTGGCGACGACAAACACTTTCGTCCACTGCGGTCGGAGAGGTGTCGGGTACGAAGGGCTGGGGTTCTCAACCGCAGGACCGGACCAAGCGTGCCGCAATGCGTGCTTCTGGGGCCAGCGTCGAGTGCGTGAAATTGGCACATCGTGGTGCCCTGCTCGTCGTGGCTGGATTGCTGTAGTTCGCTACGAGTGAACATGCCCAGCGAGTGGATCACAGTCGAGTTTCTCGGCGGCCCACTGGACGGCGCTCTGCGGCCCGTCCAAGTGGGCGTCGCCGTTTACTACCTCGCCAGCGGTGCGGCGATCCACGCCTACACGATTGACGAAATCCAAGAAGGCCACTCGGTGCGTCAGGTGATGCGGCACTTCGAGATCATGCAGTCGTCGAGGTTTGCTTGACACGCTCGCGATGCTCGGTGCATGAAGCCAATCACGTTCAGCGTCGCGGGCGATCCAGTGCCGCAGCCTCGGGCACGGATCACGACTCGCGGTAAGTTCGCTCATGCTTACACGCCGAAGAAGCACGCCATTCACGAGTATCGCCAGGCAATATCGCAGGCTGCGATAGCCGCTGGTGCAACGCCTACAACAGATGAGCCTCTCACGCTCATCATTGACCTCGTCTTCAAGCGTCCTGCATCGCACTACACCAAGAAAGGGCTGAGAAGCGGCGCGCCAGTGTTGCCCAGGCCAGACGTGTCGAACTGCCAGAAGGGAATTGAGGATGCACTGAACGGCATCGCCTGGGTTGATGACAAGCAAGTTGGCAAAGCAATCGTTGAGAAAAGCTATGGCGATGAGGCGAGAACGACAGTGAGGGTGCAATGAACCAAGTCACGACCACGACTATCGACGGGCTCAACAAGCTGGATCTGCTCGCCATCCGCTCCAGGCTGACGAAGCCCAGCAGCGAGTTTCAGATCGAGGTCGCCACGGTAATGAAGGGCGACGGCAGCAGCTGTACACCGATTGCCGTGTGGCACATCGACGGCGCTATGGTCGGCTGGGCTTGTTCGCACGTGTGGCGAGGGATGCAGACGCTGGAGCAGTACGTGGAGGATCGGTATCGCAACACAGGCAAGGCAACGGCGCTCGCTGCGGTGCTGATGGGTGCTGGCACCATCGACATCCGCAAGCCTCTGGCTGTGTTCTCGCCGACCACGGCAGAAATCGCACGCAAGCTTGGTTGTGCCGAGGTAGTTCTGTTTCAGCGTGCTGGCAGTGACTGGGCCGAGGTGTAATCGCATGCAGTCTCTGATCCTCACCGGCTGGAGCGGTGCCACGCACGCCGCGATGGCAAAGCACACCGCTCCGCTGATGGAGGCGTATGCCCAGCGGCACGGCCACGACTTCATTTCATTGAGCCTTATTGGCGAGCGACCGGCGTCGTGGCAAAAGCTGCCAGCGATGTATGCCGCCCTCAAGGCTTATGACGTCGTGGCGTGGATCGACGCTGATGTCGTGATCGCATGGCCGGGCGCTGACATCATTGCGGAACTACAGCCGGGCACATGCCAAGCAGTCGTTGAGCACCTTACCGAGTGTGGACGAGTCCCGAACTGCGGCGTGTGGGTCGTGTCGAAGGAGATGAGGCCGACGCTCCAGCAGGCTTGGACAGACGGCGGGGAGTTCGTGCATCACCCGTGGTGGGAGCAGGCCGCAATCATGCGACTGATGGGCTACGTGATCGGGCCGGGGCCGCACGGAAAACTTGACAGCCCCACCAGACTCTACGAGCAGACGACGTTTTTGCCGCCGGTCTGGAACCATCACCCAGGCGACATCAACAAGCCCGACAGACCGCACTTCGTCCATGTGACGCAATACGATGACCGACTCAGCCTCATCGCCAAACTCGCCAAAATCGCATCGGGTGCCTGACCGACTCATTTATCCGCTCGATTACTTCGCAGACGACTTCGCACGAGTGCAGTCCATCGGCGTCGAAGCGTGGGCTGATGCCGACGTGGCTATCGTGGGGCTGGCGAGGAACTGCGGGCCGTGGCTCAAGGCCAATCTCTCGCGGCTGTTGCTGCTTGTTGGCGACTGCCGGTCGTGGCGGTTTCGCTGCGAGACCAACGACAATGCTGACGACACTGAAACGGTGCTGGCGAACTTCTGCGATGCCTACCCGCAGGCGACGTTCAACACCCAGACGCTCAATCGGCAGCAGTTCTCCGCAGAGTTCGCAGGCCCGCGAACGGTTGCTCTGGCCGAGTACCGCACGGCGTGCCAAGAGTGGGTGCGGCAGCACTGCCCAGACTCGACCTACACGCTCGTCATTGATTGGGATGCGTGGGGAGGCTGGAGTCACGCGGGCGTGATGCACGGCGTGGGGTCGCTGGCGACGATGACGGATGCCTACGGAATGGCGAGCGTGTCGCTGCTTGAGCACCCAGTGAGCGTCAACGACGGCAAGGGGACTCGAACGTCATCGGCCTTCCTGACTTACGACGCATGGGCGATGCGTGGAGTGGGCCAGCCAACGAACTATTGGGATGACTACACGGCTGGCTTTGGCGGGTGGAAACATCACTGGATTCCACCCGTAGGCAGCCCGCCGGTCGTTGTGGCAAGCGCATTCGGCGGCATGGCGATCTACGAGACGCAGGCATACCTACAGGGCGAGTACGACGGCTCAGATTGCGAGCACGTTGGGCTGCATCGGACTATCTCAAAGCACACGGGGAAGAACCTTTACCTTGACCCGAGCATGCGAATGGTTATGAGCTGGCTGGAGTAGCGACATGGCGGGCGTCACCGCAACGATCAGCATTCAAGCATTCGCTGCCGATTGGGCAACGCACATGCCCATCGCGGCTCTGTGCGAACGGTTCACGATCACCCGCGACCAAGTGAATCGGCTGAAATTCGTGTGGAATCTTCCCCCGAGAAACGACAGGCGACTGCGATTTAAGCCCGACCGCTCTGAGTCCCGCGACCCGACTCCCAGCGAGATCCGAAAGGCGTGCCTAGCGATTCAATCGACCTGGGACGACCGGACGCGAGGCGAGAGGCAGGTAACAAAGCCACGGCAGTTCATGCTGAAACGCATTGAACTGACGAACGACGCCCGCGAGGCGATGGAAGGGTTTGCCGATGAGTGAGCGACCAGACGGCATCGAGCGGCGGATCGTCGTCGAGTACGGGCGGCGGTACGTCTACCTCACCTTGCAGGACGTTGACGGGAAAATCGTCAACGGGCGCGAGGAAGTGTTCACGCAGCCGTTCCCGCTCACCAAAAAGGAATCGTGTCAGGAGGCCGAAGACTGCTGGCAGGACGTCTACCAATGGCTCTCGGACGTGATCGTCTTCCCTCTGCCAGACAGCCAGGGTGACAAGCCAGAATCGAAGTGAGTCGTCCTGCTCCCCGAGGTGCCCGATGGTGTCATCCGAAAACACACTTCCGGCGTTCGTCGTCGCGGCACAGCGTTTCCTTGACGCGGCTCGCGAGCAAGCCCGCGACGGGCTGACGTGGGCCGAGTTCGGGTCGCTGGTTGCGGTACTCGTCAGGCTGGCGGTCGAAATGCTTGACGCCGTGCAGACGCTGACCGGGCCGCAGAAGCGAGACATCGTGCTGGAGTCCGTTGGCGTTCTGTTTGATTCGCTGGCCGTCGCGTGTGTGCCCATGAGCGTCTATCCGTTCTGGTTCATCGTTCGGCCCCCGGCTCGGGCGTTGGTTGTGGCTATCGCCGCCGGAACGATCGAAACCATTCTTCCACTTGTGAGAGCGCAATGATCACAGCAATCCTTCTCGCGTTTGCGTTGTACGCTCTCGCCGGTCAGCAAATCACCGAGCGGGTGCAGGCGTGGTACGCCACGGCAAGCAAGCCAAGCATCGACGGCAAGCACCTCGCGGCGGTTGCCTTGCTCGTCGCTGCTGCGATTGCGTTTATGCCCGCCAAGCCAGCACCGACGCCGCAGCCCGTGCCAGTGCCACCGGATGCGTTCACGTTGCGGGGCAAGTTCATCGGGCCGTCAGCCGCCTCGGACGCTGCGACGCTGTCGGCGTTGTGTGCGGAACTCGCGTCGTGCATCGAGTACGACGGGCAGCACGACCAGCGGCTCAAGACGGGCATCGCATTTGACGACCTACGCATCGCTGCCCGCGAGATGCGATGTCGTGGTGAGAGCATCGGTGCCCGCCAGCCGCAGGTGCGTGACGCCGTACACAAGTTCCTTGACGACTCCGTTGGCTCGTCTGGCGGCCCCGTGACGCCCGAGAGCCGGGCGGCGTGGGTGTCGGCACTCCGTGACCTTGCGAGGGCTGCTGCCGATGTCACGAAGTAACCAATGGTCTGTCGGTGCTGTCACGTTCGTCGTCGTGATGGCGATCTTGGGGGCACTCGTTGAGAGAGCCACTCAGAAGGTCGTCACGCGGATTGACGGGCAGTTCGGCTATGTGCCTGATCCCGTCGGCACGCGACAGTTCCTCGCGGAACTCGACCAACCGCTCTTCTCGGACGCGGGCAAGGACGTCATCAAGAACGCACAGCAGCGTGACACGTTTCTCTATCGCCACGCCGACAGGGCACACCGTCAGGTCTACGGCAAGCCGTTCGGCCCGTGGAGACAGGGAATCGGCGACTGCGTGTCGTTCGGCTGGGCTATGGGTTCGTATGTCGGGCAGTGCGTGGATTGGGCAGAGGGTGAGTTGCCCGAGCCGCCCAAGCTCGTTGCGACCGAGCCGCTGTATTCAGGGTCACGCACAGCGGGACGTCTCCCGCCGGTCAGCCAGGCGGGCTACAGCGACGGCAGCTATGGCGGTGCAGCCGCACGCTGGGTAGCTGGCAAATGCACAGACAAGACAGTCGGCGGCATCTTGTTTCGGCAACAGTATCCCGGTGCCGACCTCACGGCATACAACCCGAGCCGCGCGAAGGAGTGGGGCAACCTTCTGTGCGGTGGTGGTGCTAACGGTCTCTCGCTTGCCAAGCTCGCTAACAAACACACAGCCAAGAACGTCGCGCTCGTCCGCACGTTCGATGAGGCTGCGGCGAGCATTGAGTCGGGCTACCCGGTGCCGGTCTGTTCTGGCGTTGGCTTCTCGTCACAGCGTGATGCCGATGGATTCGCTCCAAGGTCTGGGTCTTGGGCTCATTGCATGTGTTTCATCGCGGTGCGGTATGCCAAGAACGAAGGCAAGCGTGACGGGCTGCTGTGCCTCAATTCTTGGGGCGTATTCAATGCAGGCCCAAAGTGGCCGTCAGACCAGCCAGACGGTTCATTCTGGGTATCGCGTGAGACTGTTGACGCGATGCTCTCGGGGCAAGACTCGTTCAGCATCTCAGGCGTGAACTTCAAGTATCGCAACCTCGATCACGGCGGATGGCTCCAGCCCGCGCCGACTGAGGCACGCACGCCTTCACCCGCTCGACTCATCGCAGACACTTTCCATCTTGCACAGTAGGAGACGCTCATGGGTTTGCTCTTGTGGCTCGCGTTCGGTGCCGTCGTCGGCGGCGTTGCCAAGTGGCTTATGCCGGGAAAGTGCCCAGAAGGCTGGGTGCCGACCATCGGCCTCGGCATTATCGGCTCGCTCGCTGGCGGTCTGCCGTTCGGCGACGCTCCTGCTGGGCTGATTGGCAGCGTCATCGGTGCCGTCGTTGTCATGTTCATTTACTCGCTGTGGAGTGACGACCGATGAGCAAAAGAGAAATTCAGACAGCCGTCGTCGTCGGCCTGGTAGCCGTGATGCTCACTTGGTGGGCAGCGACATCTGACTACTCGCCCGTAAAGCCAGAGCCGAGCCGTCCGGTCCTGCGATTCGTTCAGCGTCTCGCACGGCTGGGCTTGTGGGCGATGATGTTTGCAGAGCAACCGCCCGCCGAGCAGGCGTATGTGGTTCACGCTCGCGTTGACGCCGATGGGCACAGGATTCTTAACCACGGGCAAGGGTGGTAACTATGTGGCAATGGCTGCTCTCACTGCTGGCCTCGCTTGCGTCTGACCCTGCGCAGATCGACCGTGAGGCTCCTAGAGCCTCGGCGGCGGTCTCGGCGGCATACGCCGCCACGGCCGTTGAGAAGGCTCCACAGCCGAAGCCAGAGCCAGCACCACCGAAACCCGGCTGCTGCGCTGAGTGCGGCGGGCGTGGTTACATCGTCCACGGTGACGGTCATCGCACGGCGTGCCCATGCCCGCCGTCGTGCAAGTGCAAGACAGGAGCAGCCAAGTGAGCGCGACTTATACCCAGCTTCCAGGCACGATGAGCCTCGCTTTCAAGAGGGGCGACGACTTCGCTACTAGCATCGACTTTGGTGGCGTATCGCTTGTCGGCTACACGGTGAGCAGCACGCTCACAAGCCTCGTCACCGGCAGCACGGTGTCGCCGATCACGACCAGCGTCACCGACGCCGCTGCTGCGGTGGTGGCTGTCAGCCTCACAGACACGCAGACGGCATCGCTGGCCGCGGGCACCTACGGCTGGCGGCTTGATTGGATCGCTCCCGGTGGTGTGCAGCGAACAGCATTGCAGGGCGTCGTCGAGGTGATGGGATGACGATCACAGCGACGGTAGTGTCGCAGCCCATCACGGCATCCGTTTCTGGCGGTGGCACGATTGCTGCGAACGTCGGCTCTTCGACCGTTACGGCAGCAGCGAGCGGCGGGATCGGGCCGCAAGGTCCGGCGGGCGTGTCGAACATTCCCGGCCCTGCTGGAGCCACTGGGCCTGCTGGGCCTGCGGGCGTGGCTGGTGCGAAGGGCGATAAGGGCGACGTCGGAGCGACCGGCCCTCAAGGCATTCCCGGCGTGGCTGGTCCGCAAGGCATTCCCGGTGTCGCTGGGGCCACTGGGCCTGCTGGCGTGGCTGGAACAAAGGGCGACAAAGGCGATAGAGGCGACACAGGAATTGCGGGACCGCAAGGCGTTCCCGGCGTGGCAGGTGCTGACGGAGCGCAAGGGCCAGCAGGAGCCGCCGGAGCCACTGGCGCGCGAGGCGACACGGGCAGCGTTGGGCCGCAAGGTCAGCCGGGCGTGGCGGGGGCTGCTGGCCCAGCGGGGCCAGCGGGCGCGACCGGCCCGCAGGGTATCCCCGGCGTTGCGGGAGCGAAGGGCGACACCGGCGAGCGTGGTGCAACTGGACCGGCTGGCGAGGCTGGCCCGCAAGGCATCCAAGGCGTTGCGGGTCCGGCCGGTGCAGCTGGTGCCACGGGATCGCAAGGCATCCAAGGCGTTGCGGGCGTGGCAGGCCCGAAAGGCGACACTGGCGACGTCGGGCCGCAAGGCATACAGGGCATCCAAGGCGTTGCGGGTGCCACTGGCCCAGCGGGTGCGGCGGGAGCCACGGGCGCGAAAGGGGATCGTGGCGACGTCGGC